TGTAAATGAAGCCATTGCCAATACTCCTGAAGGTAAATATAAACAGATGCAAATGTCTTTAGATGGCATGAAAGATACTTTAGGAGAAACTTTATTACCTATTATTTTAAAGGTTGTTGAAGCTATTACTTCTATGGCTAAGTGGTTTGGAGATTTAAGTCCAACTATGCAGAAAGTGATATTAGTAGGTGCTCTAGTAGTTGCGTTTTTACCAGGATTAATAGGATTACTAGGCGGACTAGCTACAATTGCAGGTGCTTGTGGTATTAGTTTTACTGCTATGGCATTACCTATTTTAGCAATCATTGCAGTTATAATTGCAGTTATAGCCATTGGAGTTTTACTATATAAGAATTGGGACAAGATTAAAGAAAAAGCTGGACAACTTGGAGCATGGTTAGGTGAGAAATGGAATAACATTAAAGAGAAAACAGCAGAGACTTGGAATAACATGAAGGAAAATACCTCTAAAGCTTGGGGTGCAATGAAAAGTAAAATTGAAGAGCATGGTGGAGGAATTAAAGGTGTTGTAGGTCTTATAGGAGAAGGCATGAAGAAATCTTGGGGAATGGCTTTTGACAATATGGATAAGGCAAGTGGTGGTAAATTATCATCTATGGCTAATAAAGTCAAAGAAGGTCTAGAAAAGGTTAAGAATTTCTTTGCTAATTTAAAACTTCCAGAGATTAAAATACCTCATATAAAAATGCCACACTTTAAGGCTAGTGGAGAGTTTAGTTTAAAACCTCTTAGAATACCTAAGTTTAATGTAGATTGGTACTCTAGCGGTGCTATATTTAATAAGAAAACTGTATTACCTAACGGATTAGGATTTGGAGATGCTAATAAAGGTCAAGGAAATAATCCAGAAGCAGTATTACCTATAGATAATCTAAGAGATATGATTAAAGACTTATTACAAGTGACTACTATTATTGATGTAGATGGTAGAGAATTTACAAGAATTGTAGTTGCTCCACACCAAGAAGAATTAGATAAATACAATACAAGAAATCCACGATTAGCATATTAGAGAGGAGGTATAAAATGAATATATCTAGTAATACGTATAGTACAGATACACCAACTCATGATTTTATTTTCAATAGAAGTTATGCTACTGATTTTAATTTATTAGTTAGTGAATATCCATCTATACCTTCTATCAATGAGGAAATAGAAGAGGTGTTAATACCTAACAGGTCAAGTTCTCTAACTATAAGAAAAAATGAATATAGGGATAGAGAAATAAAATTTAAATTGAAAATGGTAGACATCGAATATTTTTGGGAAGAGATAGATGCCATTAAAGTATGGCTAAGTGATATTAAAGACAACAAACTATATTATGATAGGGAAGATAGATATTTTGAAGTAAAGAGAGTAATTGTAGGAGATATATTTAAAGAGCTACAAATGTATGGAGAATTTGAAATTACTTTTATAGTAAAACCATTTTTAATGGGAAGAAAGATTTCGTATAATTTTTTAGAAAATAATTTCATAGTAAAAAATTCTAGTAATTTTGAAGTAAACCCTATAATAACTCTATATGGTAATGGAAATCTTCAATTAACTATTAATGATGAAATATTAACTATTAATAATGTAGTTAATCAAGTTAATATTGATTCTGATTTAATGATTTGTACTAATAGTGATGGTAGTAATAAATTAATTGATATGCTAGGTAATTTCCCAACTTTAAAAGTAGGAAATAATAATATAGTCGTATCTGGAAATGTAGTAAACACAACTATAAAATTTGATAACTTGTATAGGTAGAGAAATTATCTCTACCTTATTTTTTATTTTAAAAGGAAGGAAGAGATAATGTGTATTATAAATTAGAAAATGAATTTAAATATAATGGAATGGATGTAGAAAGAATGTCCTTTTCTCCATATAAAACTACTTTTATATTAGAGAAAAGATTACTTAAAGCAAGTGAATCATTAGAAAATGTAGGTAATTATATAGAAGTACCGTTAAGTATTAGAAAAGTAGATAAAGATGGAGTATCTAAGCCTATAGATGGAGTAGAAGTAGAGTTTATAAACAGATGGTTATTTGGACATTCTACAGATAGAATTTTAGAGCTAGAAGGATACATATATAAAGGGTTATTTAGAAAAGGCTATAGATGGAAAGAAAATGCTTCTAAAGGAACTCTTGATGTTATTTTTACAATGGTTAATAATGCTTATGGTAAAAAATATATTGTAACAAATAAGTTAAGAGATACTAGAACTTGTAAAGTAGACAATAGAAGTAATGAAGTAGATTATTTAGATACTGAACTTACTATCAACTTAATGGATAGTAATGCTAGTAGTGTAATTATAGAGAACTTAACTAATGGAAATAAGATGGTTTTAACTAACTTAGAAAACAATGAATATTTATATATAAATAGTGAAAATCAGTACATAGAAAGTAAAGTAGATAGAAACAGAAATATATATCCTAAATTTTCAGGACAATATATTAAATTAAATAAAGGAATTAATGAAATTAAAATAACTACCAATGGATTGGTTAAAGTAGATGTTGTACACCAACCAATCTTTAATAATGAAAGCGAGGTGCTAAAATGTCAAGAAATATCTTAATAAGTATATTTAATAAAAATACTCCTAAGAGTAAAGTATTATCTTCTAATGGACTAGCTATCTTGGATAATATTTGTATAGATTGTACGACAGAAGAAGATTTAAACGGTAACTATACTTTAGATGCTACATTTTTAATTGATGATGATGGGTTATATAAATATATTGATGAAGAAGCAATACTAAAAATAAGAATGGATTATGGAGATGAAATATTTAGAATTGCTAAAGTAAGCCCTAATAGACGTGATATAAACGTATTTGCTCGTCAAATAACAATAGCAGATAGTTTAGATATTTTCTTAGGTGATGTAAGACCAACCAATTTAAATGGACAAGGTGCTATATCATATATGCTTCAGAATAGTAATGAGTATAAAACTAATAAACAATATGCGAGGGATTTAGAAGTGTTTAGTGATGTTTCTAAATACTCTACTGCTTATTATCAAAATATGAATTTATATAAGGCTCTTCATGATACCGACCAAAGTTTTGAAAGTAGATGGGGAAAATGTGAAGTTCAGAGAAGAGGATATAGGATTAATATAAATAAAAGGATAGGAACTAACAGAGGATTCCAAGTTAGAAGTAAAAAGAATTTAGTAGGTTTTGAGTATGAAACTAACATTGATAGTGTTACTACCAGAATTAAACCTATTGGCTTCAATGGAATCACTATAGTAGGATTTTGGGATAGTCCTTTAATTAATAATTATCCTAAAATCAAAACAAAGGAAATTAAATATGAAGATGTAAAAGTTAGAGATGAAAATACTAGAGAAGATGAAGAAGGAATGATATTTGAAACTTTAGAATTAGCTAGAAATGAGTTAGTAAAAAGGGCAACTTTAGAATTCAGTGAAAAACATATTGATGAATTACAAGCACAATATAGAGTTTCCTTTGTACAATTAGAAAAGACTGAGGAGTATAAAGACTATGCCATTTTAGAAAGATGCTACTTAGGAGATATAGTAACAGTTATAGAGGATAAATTAAATATTAATATAACTGTTAGAGCCATTAAAAAGAAATATGATGTATTGAGACAAATGGTTACTGAAATAGAATTAAGTAATTCTAACTTAATTAATAAGGGTGTAAGTATAGCATCAATTATCAAAGAGTTAGAGAAGATACCTAACGGTGATGAAATATTACAACAAGCTAAAGAATCAGCAAGTGAGTTAATTAAATCAGGTCTAAAAGATAGTTATGTGGTTGTCAGACCGAATGAAATTTTAGTAATGAATACTAAGGACATTAATACTGCGACTAAAGTATGGAGATTTAATGTAAATGGATTAGGCTATTCTAGTACAGGATATTATGGTACTTTTGGACTTGCTATGACTATGGATGGTTCTATAGTAGCTGATTTTATTACAACAGGAAAGCTAAACGCATCTCTTATAACAACTGGTGTTTTAAATGCCAATCTCATAAAAACTGGTATACTATCTTCTACTGATGGAAGTGTATCTATAAACTTATCCAACGGAGCGTTCTCTATAGGTGGAAGAAGTGGTGATGTTGCCACACATACAGGAAGTTACTCCGAGTGGAAAAATACAGATGGCTCTATAACTAGATGTGATGCAAGTGGATTTTATAATAAAATAGGAACTACCAAAAGAGAATACTATCACATGAGTTATGATACAACAGTCTTATTTCCATCCTATAGTGGCACTGGTTATTCTACAAAGTGGGTTACTTTACCTGCTGAATATAGAGGGAAAAATATTAATGCAACTGTTAGTATAAGTGAAGCCATGGCGAATGATGTGCCAAGCGGATTAGGCGTTGTTGGCTCTATGGGGACATATGTACAACAAATAGATAAAGTCGGAGGAAGGGTACTTATATATGGTTTTATGAGTGGCTATGATGTAATTAATAAAACTTGGCATAATTTAAACCATAAATTAATCGTTAAATTATCAGTAATGGCATAAGAGAGGAGGTTTTTATATGGAAAGTGAAATAATAAAAATGGTAGTTTCTTACGGTATATTTGCAGTTCTATTCATTTATTTATTCTTTTACATGTTAAAAGATAGCAAAGTAAGAGAAGTAAAATATCAAGAAATTATTACATCTTTAACGGACAAGTTCGGAGTGATAGAAGAAGTAAAAAAAGATGTAGAAGAAATTAAAAATAAATTAGTTTAATACATACAAAGGCAATAGGTAATTAATTTTACTCATTGCCTTTTTTATTTTGGATAGTTACATAAATATAATTGTCATAATTGAATATTAATTTTATGGAGGAATAGTAAATGTGGAAAAGGCATGGATTAAGTAAGACAAAGAATTGGAATGTATGGCAGAGTATGTTACAGAGATGCAATAACAGTAATAATAAAGATTATATTAATTATGGTGGAAGAGGAATAAAGGTTTGTGAAGATTGGTTAGAATATATTAACTTCTATAATTGGAGCATGACAAATGGATATTGTGAAGGAGTAAGTATAGATAGAATAAACTCAAATGGAGACTATGAATCTTCTAATTGTAGATGGATTGCAAATAAAGAACAACAAAATAATAAGAGAAATAATATACATATATTATATGAAGGGAAAATTCTAACTTTAACTGAATTAGCAGAAATAACAAATATAAATAGAGAAGTTTTAGAAATGAGATATATTAGAGGAGATAGAGACGAAAGGCTAATTAGACCAGTTAGAAAAAGAATTGCATAG